CACCCATTACTAACATGAACCAACGGCTTGAGTAAGCTATATCAGCATACTCGGGGTTCTGTTTCATTAAACAATAAAGTGTAATTATGGCATTTATAATACCACCACCTCTGTTAGTATCAATGAAACCTGAAAATATACGTCCGTATATCTCTTCCAATTTGCCAGTCATACCATTTACTAGCCATGTGCGAGTCATTAAACATGCACGTTTTAATGCAATTTGTTTAGATCGTTCTCCATTGGCTTTGAGCATGCTAATTGCCCCCAATAGTTTAATCCATTCAATATTAACATGTAGATCATATTTTCTCTGATCCCAGTTCGCACATCGCCATCCTTTATTTTTACATGTATCAACAATATTCGTTAGAACTTGTTTAAGGTATGGTGCATCATTATATCCAGCAAATAGTGAACATTTAGTTTTATAGGTCTCAATTTCCACACTTTCTAGTTGGTTAAGAATTAAGTTTGGTATTCTTGATATAGCAACCAGAAAACGACCTTTTCCCCTTTGGTTTCTACCATAAGCAGTGCTTATATTGAACTTGTATATGTCTTCAAGTGGTAGGGACTCCGCTTGTTTAAGCGTGAGTTGAGCATATGTTTCAACATTAAACCTTCTCTTATACTCAGGCGATACTTGAGTTTTATCGTTCATCCAGTATGGATATGATACGTTAGTATGCTTTGTCATAAATGGTAAGTTAATTTCTTTAAATTCATGACTAGCTCGTACGAAAGGCAACTCACTGCAAATTAATTCCACTGCTTTTTGAAGAATTAAATCATGCTGTAACATTCGTCTTAAGTTAATAGGTTTGGTAGGCTCCCCATATTTCTTACTAACTTCAAGTCTTTCCTTTTCTTGTCCCGGTTGAATATCTCTCATATTCTCTTTTAAATTATCCCAGCAATCCACATCATAGAATTGCTTAGAATCAATTGGTAATTGGAAGTTATACTTTTTCTCCTTACCATCCAAGTTGTACTTGGTTAGAAATGTTTCGCACGTCTCGTATAACCATTTCTCAGCTTTAGTCATTGGTGCATTGACTTTAAGCCTTTCCCCTGGCTTGATGTCGCCGAATCTCTCAAGCATATTCTTCATAATTGGGGTCATTGCAACTTCCTCCTGTTGCGAGCAAGCAAGTTTAGAGATTTGAAAACCACGTGTCATGTTTGCAGAAGAGGTGTTTGGCTTAGCAACCTTCTTCATCTCCTTTTCAAT